AGTTTTTAGAGTGGGCAACTTGGAAGAAAAAAGTATTTGCAAAAATGCCTTTATCTTATAAAGCAGGTGCTACATTCTTGATGGCAAGTGGAACATTTGAAGGATACATTGACGGTATGGTTGATACACAAGGACAACCAGTGGGACGTGTAAATTATGGAATAGCAGCAGCAGCCCAAGAAAGTTTTGGCGGTAAAGCAGTTATACAAGTAGAAGATGATATAATTGCAACATATGATGATGCTGCAACAGGTGACGTAGTTGCAATATATTGCAATCTTAATAATTATGCATTTAATAGCAATTTGCAAATGACAATGTATAGATATTTAGACCACGATACAAATGAGTATATAGACAAAGCAATTATGATAGCAGACGGTAAGCTACTTGATCCTAATGGCGTGGTAATAATTCGTAAGGGCATTTGAATATAATAAGGATATCAAATATTCTTATTATATTCTTTTAATAACAAAATGATTGCCTTGTCTAATAATTTAGATATTGGAATTGAAGTTTCCGAAGAAAGGTTTTTTAACCAGAAAGGGCGAAATTCTCCCACCTCTATAGGTGGTGGTAGTTCACTTAGACCAATAGGGAGATTTATTCTCTCTATTTTTATTTTATTTGAGGTGATGAAATGACTTTAGAAGAGTTAAAGCTTTTTTGTAGGATAGATAGTTCAGATGAAGATACAGATTTAATAAGTTTACAGTTGGCAGCAGAACAGGACTTGTTAATTTCAGGAATAGCAAAAGATTATGATAGCTCATTATATGTATTAGCGATAAAATTCTTAGTTAATCATTGGCATGAAAACAGAGAAGCAACAGGAGATAATAAAATATTACCATTCGGATTAAATGATATTATAATTAAATTAAAGTGCTCACAGGGGTGATATTTTGAAGACAGGTGAATTAAGGAGTAGGGTAGAGTTCCAGATTTTAGATGAAGGAACAGAAGAGTGGAGCGAGCATTTTAAATGTTCCGCTAAAATTAATATTGCTGGTGGAAAAGAATACTTTGGTAGTGGTTCTGAACAATCTGTAAATAATACAATTTTTACTGTGAGGTACTGTTCTGAACTTAAAGATGTATATCTAAATACTCAACTTTATAGAATTAAATTTCGGAATGCTATTTATGATATTCAAGAAGTTGATAATTATATGTTTAAAAATGAATCGCTTAAAATAAAGGCGGTGGGTAGATGAGTATTGATATTAATGATTTAGCAGATGTAATAGCAAGAGAACTTGAAACATATACAGATGAAGTGACTGAAAATGTTAAAAAAGCTATTGATACAGTAGCAAAAGAAACAAATGATGTCATAAAAAGTCATGTAACATTTACAAGACGTACTGATAAATATTTAAAAGCCTTCAAAATAAAAAAGTCATATGAAGATAAATATAACAAAAGAAATACTTGGCATGTAGCAAATGGACAACATAGACTAACACACCTACTTGAAAAAGGCCATGCATTAAAAGGTGGAGGAAGGGCGAGAGCCTTTCCACATATACAATATGGAGAAGAATTTGCAAAAGAACGTCTTGAGGAACTGGTAGAGGAGGCTATAGAAAATGCTTGATATTAAGCCTTGGTTACAATCTACAGGAATGAGTGTCGCAGAAGAAAGATTTTTAAAGCCTCCAGCATTACCTTATATTGTTTTTTTAGAAAGTAGGGATGTAAGTGGTGCTGATTATAAGAATTGTATAGCAGATAGAGATATAAGCATTGAATTGTATTCAAGTAAAATTGATAAAGTGGCAGAAAATAAAATTGAAGTATTATTAAATGAAAAATCAATAGCTTACAAAAAGGATCATGTATGGCTTGATAGTGAAAATTTCTTTCAGACAATATATGATTTTAATTTATTAGAGAAATTATAGGAGGAGAAAAATATGGCAACAGCAGATGAAAAAATAGTTCTAGGTAGTGGAAAGTTATATATAACTGAATTTACTGGAGGTACAATTCCAGAAAGTGCAACAATAGAAGTTGATGATAATTTGCTAGGATTAATTCAAGGCGGTGCTACTCTTAGTTATAAACCTAAATTTTATGAAGTTACTGATGATTTAGGGCTTGTGCAAAGAACGATACTGACGGAAGAGGAAGTAACATTAAAAAGTGGTGTCTTAACTTGGTGCGGTAAAACCCTTGCTAAATTATGTAGCACAGCAAGGGTTACGGAAGCTGCAGGAAAAAGAACTGTTAAAATTGGTGGTATAGGAAAACAAGACGGAAAACAATATGTTATAAGATTTGTGCATGAAGACGCTGTAGATGGTGATATAAGAATAACCATAGTAGGAAATAATCAAGCTGGTTTTAACTTTGCATTTGCAAAAGGAAAAGAAACAGTCATAGACGCAGAATTTAAAGCTGCTCCACTTGATAGTGAAGGTACAAAGATAATTTATGAAGAAGAGATTCCAGTAGTATAAATAATATAGGTGGCTTTGGCCACCTTTTAATTTTAAGGAGGAAAAATTTAAATGTTTGATATGAATACTGTAAGTAAGAGATATTTTGCTATTAAAATAAATGATATAGAATTAGAGGTTGAAGCTCCAAAATTAAAAACATTAAAGAAAATAACATCATTGTCAAAGTCAAAAAATGAAGATTCAATAAAAGACTTATCAGAAGCTATTCAAATGATTTTAAGTAAGAATAAAAAAGGCTATAAAATATCAGATGAAGTAGTTGATGAACTTGATTTTGACCAGATGCAACAAATTTTAATGGCATATTTTGAATGGTTAAGCAAAGAACAAAACTCAAAAAACTAAAAATCCCTTATTATCCTATCGAAGAAAATGGAAATAAGGGGCATTATAGAACAAATACTCTTGAAGAAAAACTAGTTGCAGATTATGCAGGATACAATTTTAAGCAAATAAATAATTTAAATGTTCTTGAATATTGGTTATTGGTAAGAGATGCATTAATACATGAATATATGAAAACGGTAGAAGGACAAGAATATCTTGAAAACTGTTGGAGAATAGAACAAGTAAATCCTGATCGTGAAAAGCTAAGAGAAAAAGTAGGGAAGGAGGTAAACCATGGCTAACAATATAAAGGGTATAGTCGTTGAAATAGGTGGTAATACTGGACCTCTGAATGATGCACTAAAAAGTGTAAACAAAACCACTTCTGAATTAAAAAATGAATTAAAAGAAGTTGAAAAACAGCTGAGATTAGATCCAACTAATACTGTTTTACTTCAACAAAAACAAGAATTATTATCTCAAAGTATATCTAATACTAGTGAAAGGCTTGCAATTTTAAAGGAAGCTGAAAGACAAGCGCAAGTACAATTTGAGCAGGGAAATATAGGAGCCGAACAATACAGAGCACTACAACGTGAAGTAATTAATACAGAGCAACAATTAAATAGCTTAAATGAAGCTCAACAAAATTTAACAAGTAGCAATAATAGTGTAAGTCAATCAACAACTAATGTAACAGAGAAATTTGCTACAGTAGGAAAAGTAGTTGCTGTAAGCATGGCGGCTACTGCAACAGCAGTAGGAGGACTTGCGATTGCTGGTGCTAAGATGTCAGAAGACTTGCAAAAGGCATTAAATGGGTTACAGGCAAGTACAGGTGCAACCACAAAAGAAACAGAAGAATTCAAACAAATAATGACAGATATTTATGCAAATAATTTTGGTGAATCCTTTGAAGATATAGGCATAGCAATGGGAACTATTGCACAACAAAGTGGATTAACTGGAAAAGCACTTCAAGAAGTAACTGAAAATGCAATGGCTCTAAGAGATACCTTTGGTTTTGAAATAAATGAATCATTTAGAAGTGCAAAGATGCTTATGGATCAGTTCGGAATATCCAGCAAAGAAGCTTATAATTTGATAGCACAAGGTGCACAAGATGGCTTAAATAAAAATGATAATTTATTAGATTCCATAAATGAATATTCTGTCCATTTTAAACAAATGGGATTTGATAGTACTGAAATGTTTAACATGTTTTCAAACGGTGCTAAAACTGGAGTATTTGATGTAGATAAACTTGGAGATGCTATTAAAGAGTTCGGCATTAGGTCAAAAGACGGTAGTAAAGCAACAACAGAGGCATTTACAGCACTTGGATTAGACGCAAATAAATTAAGTGCAGATTTTGCTAAGGGTGGAGAAACAGGTAAGCAGGCGTTTGAATTAGTTAATTCTAAGTTATTAGAAATGAAAGACCCACTTATACAAAATCAAGTAGGAACTGCATTGTGGGGCACAATGTGGGAAGACATGGGCGTTAAAAGTATAACAGCTTTAGTGAATACTAAAGGTGGTATTAGTACTACTAAAAATGCTTTAGATGAAATAAATGCCGTAAAATATAATACATTTGGCGAGGCTATGACAGGAATTAAAAGACAACTTGAAGTAGGACTCATCTTACCTATAGGTGAGTCAGTAATGCCAATGCTAAATAAATTCGCCACTTTTTTAAGTCAAAATATGCCACAGATAATAGATTCATTTAAACCAGTTATAGAGGGTTTAAATTCTACCTTTACAAATTTTGGACAGTATATAACTGAAAATATGCCACAGATACAAAATGTATTTCAAACAATAGGTGGCGTGATTGGTATCGCTTTCGCTAGGGTAGGGGTAGTGATTGACGGAATCATACAAAATTTTAATATATTAATGCCCGTCCTCACTGGCGCTTTGGCAGGGTTTATAGCTTTTAAAACTATAACAACAGTTATAACAGTATTTAATTTACTTAAAACAACATTAGCGGGAGTAACCACAGTTCAAGCTGCATTAAATTTAGTTATGGCGCTTAATCCTATAGGTCTTGTTGCAATTGCGATAGGTGTATTAATTGCGGCAGGAGTTGCTTTATATATGAACTGGGATACTGTTGTGGCCTATGCTAAAAAATTATGGGCAGGAATAAAAGAATCTTTTAAAGGTATCAGTGAAACTATTGAGGGTGCATGGAAAGGAATTAAAGATGTAACATCAAAAACCTGGGAGGGCATAAAAAAAGTTATATCTATTGTTCTTGATACTCTAAAAATAATTATAACAACTTATATAAATGTCTATAAAACTGTAATAATAACAGTATGGAATGGCATTAAAGCTATAACATCCACGGCATGGGGTGGAATAAAAAGTGTTATAAGTACAGTTTTAGACACTATTAAAACCGTTATATCAAATACATTTAATACTGTTAAAACAACAGTTGCTAATGTGTGGAATGGTATAAAAACAGCTATAGAAAAACCGATAAATGCCACAAAAGATGTAGTAAAAAAAGCAGTAGATTCTATCTCAGGATTCTTCAAAAACTTAAAAATACCAGAAATAAAGATTCCAAAAATAAAGCTACCTCACTTTGAAATAAAGGGGAAGTTTAGTTTAGAACCGCCTCAAGTACCTTCATTGGGAGTTAACTGGTACGCACAAGGTGGTATTTTTAATGCACCAAGCATTATTGGAGTTGGAGAAGCTGGGACTGAAGCTGTTATACCTTTAGATAGATTAGAAAAAATGCTAGGAAATTCAAAGCAAGGATCAGGCGAAATAATAAATAATTTTAATATAAGTAACATGAATGTGAATAGTGATACTGATATTAAGAAAATAGCAAGAGAACTTTACAATTTGCAAAAAGTGAGGGATAGGAGAATGTAGAATGGCAACTATAAATAATAGTGGGATAAGTATAAATGGTATACATAATAAAGACTTAGGTGTTTTTACTAAGATTATGAGTAGACCAATTTTGCCTGAAAAAAGAAAAAATAAAGTTAAAATACCTGGATTAGATGGAACTATAAATCTTGGTAATGGTGAGTATGAAGAAATATTAATAGAATTTAAAATATGCATTATAGAAACAACTAATATAAATTATAGAAATAAAGCAAGAGAAGTAGCAGGTTGGATAAAAGGTGAAAATAAGAAATTGATATTTGATGATGAACCTAACCTAGAATATACAGGAGAGTGTTTTTCAAGTGTAGATTTAGAAGAGTTATTTAATAAAGTAGGGGAATGCACAGTCATATTTGAGTGTGAACCATTTCCTAAAATTATTTAGAGGAGGATTTAAAAATGTCACTAGCAAAATTATATGGTAAAGCGATATCACATGCATTTATGAAAGAGATAAATTGGGGAAATGATACAATTAAGATAGCATTACTAACAGATGCATATGTACCAAATCAAGATGCACATGAATTCTTTAGTGATGTTGCAGCCCATGAAATTACAGGAACTGGCTATGTTACAGGAGGAGTTAATCTAACAAGCAAATCGATAACATATAGAGCAGACACAAATGAATTGATATTTGATGCTGACGATATTACATGGTCAAATGCAACACTCACAGCAAGATATGCTGTTGTATATGATGCACAAAGTGGTTCAGCAGCTACAAGTCCTTTAATCTCATACACAGATTTTAGTACAAATATGTCAAGCACAAATATGGATTTAAAATTGACGGTTAGTGTAGATGGAGTATTCAAAATAAGTACTTTGTAAAATTTGGAGTGAAACTTTGTTAGAAAGGAGGTTTTTTTGATTGAGTTTTTCTGATATTGTATGGGACCAAGCTATTGATTGTAGCATTTTGACTGATTGGACTGGAGGAAGTATAGCTGATGGTTGGGTATCTTTTTCAAGTAGATATAATTTTTTAAGATACGCACCACTTACTAATAATATTACTTTCCCTTTTTCAATATATTTTAAGATTAAAACATATTCAGGTGCAGCATATCCAAATATCTCTAATTCTATTCGTAGATTTGATTTAGCAGTTGCAGATACAGAATGGGCCGAATATGTCATAGTATGTGAAACTGAATATATAGGAAAAGTGTATAAATCTGATGGTAGTAAGTTTGTAGAAATATTGGGATTAACAAATAATGCATTTGTGAGTAGCTATGGAACTGGCTTTTTTTTCTATGGTGGTACTTTAGGAAGATTATGGTTGAGTGACGTTAGATATAGTTTTAGCAACGTTGTTGTTGACTTGATGGATAACAATGTATTCTTCGGAGGCACAGGAACAGAAGCTGACCCTTATTTAGTTGGTGATGCTGATAGCTTAAATGCAGTTAGATATGGTTTAACCGCTCATTACAAACAAATAGCAGACATTGATTTTAATGGAACGCCTTATAGTAGTGGGTGGACACCAATAGGAAAAGAAAGTAATTCTAACTTTTCAGGAGTATATGATGGTAATTGCAAAAAGATAAATAATTTATACATTAATACTACAACTGACTATGCAGGGTTATTTAGAACTGTTTCAGGAACAGTAAAAAATATTATAATTACTAATGCATATATTAAAAGTACGGTAAATTTTGTAGGAGCTTTAATGGGACTTCCCTTGGTTGCGAATATTTTTAATTGTTCTGTTATTGGAGAAGTTTATGGTAAGACTAATGTAGGTTTAATATTGGGAGGCAATGGACA